GCTGGCGCGAGGCGCTGGGCAGCTTCCCCGCCGTGCCGCCGGCACCGGAGGAAGGCCCGCGCGTACTGCTGACCGACTGGCTGGCCACCGGCCGCCTGCCGGCCGGCTTCGCCCTGGGCGACGAGTGCGAACTGCGCGACCCCGCCACCGCCGCCGGCGCCGTCATCCGTGCCCGCCGGCAGGACATGGACGCCGAGGAGGTCAAGGAACACCTGCGCAGCGGCAAGCAGGTGTTCAAGCTTGGCCTGGTCTACGACGACCGCATCAGCTTTGTGCTGGGCGAAGACCTGGTGCTGCACAAACTGCGCTTCCTCGACGTGGTGCTGGACACGCTTGGCGACAGCCTGCAGGACGCCCACGACGAAGCCACCGCCACCCTGTTCCTGATGACCACCGAACTGCGGCGGCTGCTGGTGCGTCTGGAGGAAGTGTTCGGGCTGCCGCGGCCGGAGGATGCGCCCCATGCCTGACGGCACCGCTTCCATCAGCATGTCGCACCCCCAGCCCATCAGCCGCGCGGCCTGGACCACGCGCGAGATCCGCGTGCTGCGCGAGACATACCCGCAGGGCGGCATCAATGGCGTGATCGCGCTGCTGCCGCACCGCAGCCGGTCGGCGATCTACCAGCATGCCAACGCGCTGGGCCTGCGCTGCGCCAGCCAGCCGCTGGTGCGCGAGTCGTGGACGCTGGAGCCGGGCATGGATGAGGCCATCCGCACCGCGCATCAGCGCCCGATGCAGCGCGGCGACGTGGTGGCGCTGGCCAAGCGCCTGGAGCGGCCGGTGTGGTGGGTGAGCCGCCGGGCGCGCGACCTTGGCCTTACCACCCCGCGTTTCCGCGAGACACCGTGGAGCCCGGCGGAACTGGACATCCTGCGCGCCACCCGCAACCTGCGGCCCGCCGGTGTGCAACACGCACTGCGGCGCCAGGGCTTCCGCCGCACCGAAGCTGCGATTGTCGTGCAACGCAAACGCCGCGCGATCCAGCGCGACCCGCGCGAGGACGACTACACCGCCCGCGAGGTCGCCAGCCTGCTCGGCCACGATCCCACCACCGTCACGCGCTGGATCCACCTGGGCATGCTCGCCGCCGAACGCGACCCCACCCACCAGCCAACCCCGGACGGCCGCGCACCCTGGCGCGTCACCAACCAGGCGCTGCGTAACTTCATCATCACCCACGCGATCCACGTCGACCTGCGCAAGCTGCCGGCAGGACACACGCCGTGGTTCGTGGATCTGCTGGCGGGGAGCAGGGCGCATGGCTGACGGGACCGCCTTCCTCAACTTCGACCAGGAACTGGTGGTGGACCTGTTCGCCGGCGGCGGCGGCGCGTCCACCGGCATCGCCCGCGCCTACCGCGAGCCCGACGTGGCGGTGAACCACAACGCCATCGCGATCGCCGTGCACCGTGCCAACCACCCGCATACCGAGCACTACCAGGCGGACGTGTTCGAGGTCGACCCGCTGGCTGCTACGCGGGGCCGGCCGGTGGGCCTGCTGTGGGCATCGCCGGACTGCCGGCACCACAGCAAGGCCAAGGGCAAGGCGCCGCGCAGCAAGCGCATCCGCGGGCTGGCTTGGGTGGTGGTGCGCTGGGGCTACTTCGCCACCCCGCGCGTGATCGAGATGGAGAACGTGGAGGAGTTCATCCACTGGTGCCCGCTGGACGACAGCGGCAGCGCGATCGCCGAGCGCAAGGGCGAGACGTTCCGGGCGTTCATCGACGTGATGACCAAAGGCCTGGCCGATGACCACCCCGCCATGGACGAGATCGTGGAGTTCCTGGGCGATGCAGTGCCGCGCGCGGCGCTGGTGCGCGGCCTGGGCTACACCGCCGACTGGCGCGAAATCCGGGCGTGCGACAAGGGCGCCAAGACCATCCGCAAACGGTTGGTGATCAAGTTCCGCCGCGACGGCCGACCGATCACCTGGAGCCCGGACACTCATGCGGCGCAGGACAGCAAAGCCGTGGCGGCCGGCAAGCTGAAACCTTACCGCACCGCCGCCGAGTGCATCGACTTCAGCCTGCCGGCGCGCTCGATCTTCGGCCGCAAGAAGCCGCTGGCGACCAATACGCTCAAGCGCATCGCGAAAGGCATGTGGCGCTACGTGCTGAACTGCCCGCAGCCGTTCATCGTGCCGCTCCGCGGCACCAGCGAGGCGCACACATCGACGCACGCCATCGACCAGCCGCTGAGCACGATCACGGGTGGCGGCACACACCACGCGCTGGTCACGCCCTACTTGACCGAGCACGCGAACGGCAGCAGCCAGCGAGTGTTCCCGGCAGACGATCCGCTGCGCACGCAGGTGGCTCAGATCAAGGGCGGGCATTTCTCGCTGGTGGCGCCGGCGCTGGTCCAGACCGGCTACGGCGAGCGGGAAGGGCAAGAACCGCGCGCGCTGGACATCGGCAAGCCGTTGGGCACGGTGGTGGCTGGTGGCGTGAAGCACGCGCTGGTCGCCGCCCATATCACCAAGTTCCGCTTCAACAGCGTGGGCAGCTCGCTGAACGATCCGATGCATACGATCACCGCCGGCGGCGCCATGAAGCGCCCCGCTGGCGCGGCCCATGCCCTCGGGCCGGTCTCCGCCTTCCTTGAGCAAGCCAACGGCGGTTTCTACGACGGCGACGGCCGCGACCTGCGCGATCCGGTGTCGACCATCTGCGCCAGCGGAGCCAACCAGCGGCTGGTGTCGGCCTACCTGGTCAAGTATTACGGCGAGGGCGGCCAGTGGCAGGGCTGCGACGAGCCGATGCACACGGTGCCGACGAAGGACCGCATGGGCCTGATCCAGTGCGTGCAGGTGCCGGCCGACACGCTGGCGCCGGAGCTGCGCGAACGCGCCAAGGCGGTGGCCGACTTCCTGCACGAGTACCTGCCGGAGCACTTCCCCGATCCCGCCGGCATGGTGCTGCTGGGCGGCTACGTGCTGGCCGACATCACGCTGCGCATGCTGGTGCCGCGCGAGCTCGCCCGGGCGCAGGGCTTCCCCGACAGCTACATCATCGACCGAGGCCTGTTCGAAACCGCACCAGGCAGCGGCGAATACGAGTGGCGCCAGGTCACCAAGACCGACCAGGTGCGCCTGATCGGCAACAGCGTCTGCCCGGACATGGCGGCGGCCGAGGTAGCCAACGACCTGGCCGACCTGATCGAGTTCTACGCGAGGGCTGCATGACCCACGCCAGCCGCCAGCTCGAGCCCGGCGCCCACGTGAGCACCACCTACGACCACGGCCGCGAAAGCCTGCACGTGATCACGGCGCGGCGCATGGACGCTCACTGCCAATCGGGCGTGATGTTCAAGGTGCTGCCCGACCTTGGCGGCTGGATCGACGCTGACTGGCTCCAGCCCGCCAATGGGTTCGAACACACCGATCTGACCCCTGACGAGGAATACGACGCGTGACCCGCCGCACCTGCCCCCGCTGTCAGCAACCGACTGCGCACCGCTGGTGCTGCGGCTTGGACCTGCTTGCGCGCAAGCGCTGGCAGATGACGCGGGACCGGGTGCGCATGATCCACGTGCTGGCGCGCTCGCGCAAAGGCCTCACCGAGGAGCAATACCGGCTGCGCCTGGCTGCCGTGGGCGTGGATACCTGCCTGCGGCTGGGCCGGGACCAGTTCCACCAGCTACTGGTCGGGCTCCGCGCCTTGCCCGACTCCCCCTTGTGGATCGCTGGATCCTGCCACGCCCGCCGGCGCGGGCGACTCGCCAGGGCGGGCTGACCGATGGTTGCGCGGATGTTTGTCGATCGCTGCACGCAAATGGCTGATGTCCGCGGCCAGGTAGCGCGCGGTGCTATCGAGGCTGGTGTGGCCGAGCATCTGCATGATGGCGGGCAGGGGACAGCCGTTGCGGAGCAGGGTAGTGGCCATGCTGGCGCGCAGCAGGTGCGGGTATTGCCCGCTCCATGGCCGCTGCCGCGCCGCGCGGCGCACGCGGTCATACCCTACGGCGCCGCCCAGCGTGGCGCGCGCCCAGCGGCTCACGATGGCCCATACGCTGCGCCGGCTGCGCAGGGCGCGACCTGCCGCCGTCACCCACAGCGCCGTGCGCTTGCCGGGGCGCGTGGTGGCGCGCAGTGCCATGTAGCCGACCAGCAGGCCATGCAGCTCCGCGCTGATCGGCGCCCAGCGGCTGCGCCCACCCTTGCCGGCGGCCACGTACACCGCATCGGGCAGCACGTCGCCCAGGCCCAGCCCGACCAGCTCGCTGGCGCGCAGGCCGGTCTCCCACAACGTGCGCATCATCACGCTGTCGCGGTAGCCGGCGAACGTGCACACATCGGGAGCCGCCAGCATCGCCAGCACCTGTTCATCGCTGAAGCAGCGCACCAGGCGCACCGGTACGCGTCGCCCTTTTGGACAATTATTCGATTCTGCTTGCGGAGCGGCACCGATCAGCGCCATCGTGTCGTAGAACGCGCGCAGCGCCTTGATATCCACGTTGATCGTCGCCGGCGCGGCGTGCTGCCGGCGACGATCGCTCAACCACCGTTGCAGCAGGGCGGCATCGAGCCGGTCTGCCGCTCCACCGTAAGCCAGCCACCGACGCACCACGCCAACGTACAGCCGAACCGTCGTGGGCGCCCGACTACCCGACAGGATGCGCGCAAACCGCGCCAGCGCATCCTGCGAATCCACATGCAGCAGCTCGCCCTTGCCAGCAGGCAGCTGCATTTGACTGTAACGGCGTGGTATCACACATCGGGTCCAAAAGTGGACCCGTCAAAAGCCGGTAAGCTTCTGATTCCGATGTAAAACCCGCCGAATCTGGCGTGATTTTACATAATATACAGTTTGACAGGATCAGTTCGCGCACCGGCTCAGGACGAGCCTTATGTGGGAAGTCTTTTCTGCACAACGCCTTGCGTGGCTTGCCGCCTCGCATTGCCATCCTGCCACGTCGGGATGCGCAGCGCATGACCCAGCGCTTTCAGCGTCGGGTACGCGCTGATGGATTGGTTCCGCCAATACCACGGTGAGGTCTGCGATCCGCGCTGGCTTGGCGTGGCCAGGGTAGCTGGTAACGGTGTTACACCCGGTCACGTCTTCGTGGTGTGGGGCTACCTCAAGGAGTGCGCTTCGAAGGCCTCGCCACGGGGCACGGTGACCGCGTTCGATGCTCATGCCCTGGCCGATTTCACCGGCTGGCGCCTGGAGCAGATCACGGCCGTTGTCGACGCCATCCGCGATCGCGGGTTGATTGTCGACGGCGAGATAAGCGACTGGCTGGAGAAACAGCCGGTCAAGCTGGACGCCACCAATGCGGCCCGGCAGAGGCGGCATCGGGAGAAGCTGAAGCGTGCAAAAGCGGGTGCTCCTCGACCCGATAATAACGGCGTTATTCCCGTTACTGGCGTCACACGTAACGGCGTAACTCCCACAGAGGAGAAAGAGCAGAGCAACTGCGATTTCTCCGATGCTTCTGCAGATTCTTGTAACCCAAGTCTAAAGTCACCTACTACGCGCACCGTGCGCGAGCAGGCGGGCGCGATCATTGATGCCGGTGGTTTTTGGGCATGGGTCGCCGATCAGGGCATCCCGGCGCACATCGGCATCCGCACGATGAACCGCGGCAAGCTGACCGAGTGGCTGGCCCACGGGCTCACCGATGCCAACCTGGCCGAGGCCATGCGCCGGGCCAAGCGGAAACGCGAACAGCAGCGCAGTCAGCACCCGGTAAACCTGGGGTTCCTCGCGTGCTTCGTCGACGACGTGATCGCCGGCGTGCCGGCAACGGCTGAAACCAACACCAACACCGGAGGTGGCTATGAGCGAGGTGATCAGCTCAGCCGCGAATTCGCCGGCACTCGCTGAGGACCAGGCGCTGCGCATGGCCGTGGCGCAGGTGTTCGCGATCTTCCAGCGCAAGTACGGCCAGCGCTGGCGGGACAGGTTCGAAGATCCGCATGCCCGCGGTGTGTGGTTTGCCTCGCTGCGCGCGGCTGGCGTTTCAGCCGATGCGACCAAGCTGGGGCTGGCGGCGTTGTCGAAGGTCGGCACGGGTTGGCCACCGAGCGACGAGGAGTTCATTGCGCTGTGCCGGCCATTGGCGCCGGATCTGCAGCAGGCGTTGCGCGAGGCGTTGGCTTGGTCGCGCAACACCGACCACGAGTTCACGCATCCAGCCATCGGCGCCGCAGCGCGATCGGTTGGCACGTGGAACCTGCGCACGCTCGACGAGCGAGCGGTGCGCACCGCGTTCGACGTGGCGTACCGCACGGCGCTCGATCGCTTGGCGCGAGGTGAAACCCTCGACGAGCCGATCAGGCAGGCGCTGCCAGCGCGCGTCCATCGCCCGATCCCACGTGGCCAGGAGCCTGAGGCTGTGGCCGAGATACGCCGCCAGATCGCTGTTTCCCTTGGGCTTTCCCTATGAGCATTCGCCTAACCGTTGTTCTCTCCGCCAGCTACAGGGCGAGTTATCCACAGCAGGAATGGCGAGGTGACGCCATCCATCCCGCTTCGCGCTCGTTTCCAGTCTCACGCTACGGTGAGACCACTAGGAAGCCGGATGCCGAATGCCTGAAACCCAGTGGTGGCGCGGCCTGCGGGGTGTCGGCTGGGGTCGGTACAGGACAGATGCGAGTGATTCGCACCCACCCCCCCCTGAAAGCAGTGCTGCACCGCAGCACGGCCCAAACCTGGTTGGCCCTCGAAAAATGGGGAGCGTTTTTGGTTTCCGGCCGCGAGGGGGTGCGCTGTGGTTGAAGTACCGCCGATTCCGGCTGGGTTGGTGCTGCCGCCGCAGGAGGTGCAGCTGCGTGCGACGTTGCTGGGCCAGGGTGGGCCGCTGGCGTCGGCGATGCGGGCGGTGGAGGCGCGACCGTGGCGCGATTCGCGCTGGCTGGCGACGTGCTGGCTGTGGGTGCAGTGCCTGATCGTGGTGCGCGGGTTCCGTGGAGCGACCACGGTGGCGGATTACGTCGAAGCCGTGGCGCGGTTCATGGGCTGGGCCGAGGAAGCGGGCCACGATTTCCGCGAGATCACGGTGCGTGAGCTGGATGACTGGCAGAAGTGGCTGTACGTCAAGCGCCGGCTGTCTGCCTCGGCACGGCGGTCCGCGCTGATGGCCGTGCGGAGCCTGTACAGCTACCTGGCCACCCGCGGCGATGGCGTGGACGTGACGCGCGGCTACAAGGCGCCGAAGCGGGTGATCACCCAGGCGAAAAAGTACAGCGTGGCGCAGCTCCGCGCGCTGTTCGCGGCAGTGAAGCAGGGCACATCCGAGCTGATCGTGCAGCGCGACCGGGCCATGCTGCTACTGCTGCTCGCGGCCGGTCTGCGTCGCGAGGAGATCACCGAGCTTCGCGTCCACCAGCTGGACCTGGCGAGCGATCGCAAGGGCCAGGTGCACGTGTTTGGCAAGGGCAGCAAGGAGCGCACGGTGCCGATCGAGGGGCCGGTGGTGCGAGAGCTGCTGGCATGGCTGGATGTGCGCAGCAAGCTGCCGTCGCTGTGCACGGATGCGGTCTTCGTGAACCTGTCGCGTGGCGGCCGGCTGAGCGTGCCGGGCAGCGCGCTGGCAGTGAAGTCCATCGAGGACACGGTGAAGCGCACCGCGCGCCGCGCCGGGCTGGGCAGCTGGGGCGTGCACCGCTTCCGCGTCACCTTCGCCACGATGCTCTACGACGACGGCACCGACATCGAGCGCATCCGCGTGCTGATGGGCCACGAGTCCATCGAAACCACGCGCCGTTACCTCGCGGTGAGCAACCGCATGAACCGCTACACGCTGAAAGCGCACCGCCAGCACGCCGCGCTGGGCACGGTGCCCGACGACCTGCCCCTGTGGGCCCAAGACCTCGAGAGGAAGCGCCATGGATCCAGTGTTCTCCCGACCGGGTGAGGCCCCGACCGCGTTCGAGCGCCAGTTGCTCGACGCGGCCGCCGTGCATCACCCATCGACCACGCAGGAGCTGTGGCTGCTGATCGCCCAGCGTGCCGGGCTGGAGGCGCTGATGGTGGTGCTGGACGAATTCGGCAACGGCGCGGTGTGGGTGCCATCGCGGCGCACGTTCTTCAACGCGCTGGGTGGCCCCACGCTGGAAAACATGATCACCACGCTGCTCGACCAGGACGTGAGCCAGCGCGAAATCGCGCGGCGCATGTGCATGAGCCACACCCAGGTGCAGCGCATCGCCGCCCGCCACGCCGCCCGGCGCCGCGGCACATGCGCGCATGGAAGTGCACCGGCCACCTGTGAGAAACAGCGCGGATGAAGGACAAGAGCACCAAACGCCCGTACACGCTGTCGCCGGCAGCGCTGGAGCAGCGGCGCAAGGCGTCGCCAGCGGGCGCTTCGGCGCCGAAATCGGGCTACACGATGAGCGAGGAAGCCGTGCAACAGCGCCGCGACAACCTGCCAGCCGCCGCGGCCGCCGCCACCGGCCCGATCACCGACGAGGGCAAGGCGGCCAGCAGCCGCAACGCGTGGAAGCACGGCCGCTACAGCGCCATCAACCGCGCGCAGTTCGCCAGCGGCGCCACCAGCATCGCCAAGATGTTCGGCAAGCCATGCGTGACCACGTGCCCGTTCCACCCCGACAACCCCGACCGCACCGAGGCGCCGTGCAGCCTGGTGCTGGATGGCCTCACCCGCGCCGGTGGCAGCTGCCTCGACAAAACCGTGTACGTGCACGCGCTGGATTCGCTGATGTCCGCCTTCACCGAGGGCGACATGGACGGCATGCACGGCCTGCTCGCCACCGAAATGGCCGGCAATTTCCAGCTGCTGCGGCAGATCCGCGAGGAGATCGCCAACCGAGGCCTGCTGATCGAGATTCCGATGGTCACCAAGGAGGGCGTGCTGGTGCTCGACGCGGAAGGCAAGCGCGTGATCGTCGGCATGCAGCCCAACCCGATCCTGAGTCACCTGATCAAGCTCAACGAGTCGCTTGGCATCAACCTGGCCGAGCTGATGGCGACGCCGCGTGCCCGCGAAAAACTGAAAGACGACGACGAGGCCGCCGGCGGCCTGCAGTCGCTGCTGGGTGCCATCTTCAACCGCGCGCAGCGCAAGCTGCCGCCACCGCCGAGGGATGACGAATGAAACATGGGAGTATTGACCCATTTGTGATTCTTGAGGGCGCGGTGCGAGCGTTGCCGCCTGGGTACGCATTTGCTGATGCCGCCGAGCACGCCGCCAGCGATACGCGTTACGAACAACCGCCATGCATGGAGTGTGGCGCCAATGATCCGAAAGAAGCCGAAGCGAAGTGCATCTGTGCTGGCGACAAAGACGACTGCCACGGGTGCCATCTGTGGGCGGATGCGCCGTAACCATGGCTAAGCGCCGCCTGCCCACCGCCGATCACGACGTGCTGCGCCAGATGGACGCGCGCGGCGTGTTCGCGCCGGACGAGTTCGACGCGTGGCTGTGCGAGAAGGGCTGGGCGTGGCAGGCGTTGTCGCGGGGCGATTACGGCATCACGCTGGAGCAGGCCATGTTCCTGTTCGTGTTCGTCGACCCGGTGCGGTGGGCGGAAACGTTCATGGTGGAGCCGCGCACCGGCGAGCCGTGGCAGTTCTTCGACTACCAGCGCGAGAGCGTGCGCAGCTGGCGGCAGGACGTGGTGCACCAGGACGGCGCCGAGGTCGGCAAGACGCGCGAGATCACGGTGCTGATCCTGTGGGGCCAATGCACGTCGATGGGGTTCACCGTGCGCCGGCCGTGGATGCTGGTGGGCGCGCCGCAGCAGACGCACCTGGACGAGATCATTCTGGCCATCGAGGGCCAGGTGGGCGCGCAGGAAGGGCGCGCCGAGGCGCGCGGCTCGCTGCTAAGCCAGTTCTGGCTGCAGCCCAAGCGCACGCCGCACATGATGCAGCGCTTTCTCACCATCCCGCTGGGCGAGACGGAAAAGCCCGGCATCGGCCGCGTGTACTACCGCCCCGCGGGCCACGATGGCGAAGCGTTCCGTGGTGTGCACGTCAACGGCATGGCATTGGTCGACGAAGCGGCAAAAATGAAACGCGCGGTGCAATGGAGTGAGTTCTGGCGATCATGCGAGCCGGGGTGCCGCAAACGCGTGTACTCGGTGACGGACGGCGATCGAAGCACCGAATATTTCAACGTGACCACATCCGCCGTGATTGATCTTCCGGTCACCAAGCCCGGATGGCGACTGTTCCACTGGCCAAAAACCATCATGCCGCCGCCGTTCTGGACGCCAGAGCGCGATGCGGAGTTCATCCGGTTGTACGGCGGTCGCCACACGCCTGGCTATAAGCGAAACGTGCTGGGTGAGCACGGCGAGGCCGAGAACCCGGTGTGGAGTTGGGATCTGCTGCTGCCCAACGTGCACGAGCTGCCCGACTACCGCGTGCTGACCCTCAACATCGACCGCCAGCGCGGCGAGCTGCACGTGGCCGTGAAACGTGTAGTGCTCCACGTGGAGCAAGGTCGCAAGTCCGGCAGTTACGACTGGCTGTTCGACGGCACGCTGGCGCTGGCGCCGTTCGCCAGCCGCAACGACGCCGAGCGCCGCCAGGCCATGCGCGCGCTGCTGCGCGAATACCTCACCGGCGCCACCGCCGGCGTGTACTGGGCCGGCGCCGACCTGGGCGAGACCAACGACCCCACGGAAATCATCATCAGCGAACAGCGCGGCCCGCAGCTACAGGACGTGCTGCGCATCAACGCCCGCGGCGTGGATTACTACATTCAGCGCGAGCTGATCTATTGCCTGCAGGAGCTGTTCGGCGGCCTGCCGCATTGGGGCGTCGACCTGGGCAGCGCCGGCACCGTGGTGGTGAAAGACCTGCAGACCATGGAGGCCTATGCCGACCAGCACTTCGACGAGGTCATGACCGGCTACCAGTTCAGCAACGCGGTGGACTGCGTGGGCGAAGACGGCGAGCCGCTGGTGGACCGCGCCCGCGACGACGGCGGTGGCGAAACCATCGTGCGCGCACCGGCCAAGCACTGGGCCACGCAGTGCATCAGCCAGCGCCTGCAGGCCAACGGCTACGCGATGGCCTACGACGTGGAGGTGCTCAACCACATGACCAACCACACCGCCCGCCAGGGCACCAAGTGGCCGATCTACGCGAAGAAGGACGACCACGACATCGACGCGCGGCGCATGCAGATGCTGCGCAAGCTCTACGACGAGGCGGGCGGGGAAGTGGATGTTTTCAGCTGCGGGACGGAGGCGCGGGCGGCATGAGCAAAGCGAAGCATGCTGGTGATTCGGGCCTTCGGTTCAAGTGCCCTGGTTGCGGCGATAGCCATATCGTCAACATCGGTGCCGGAAGCCCGCACTGGGACTTCAACGGCGACATGGATAGGCCGACCCTGAGCCCGTCGGTCCTGGTTCGCACCGGCCATTTCTGCAATGACCCACCGGTGCCTGGAAACTGCGCCTGCGATTTCCAAGAGCGATTCCCCGATGAAGATCCGTGGGATTGGCCGTGCGGCATCTGCCATTCCTACGTCCGCGACGGCCACATCCAGTTCCTACCCGACTGCACGCACTCGCTCGCCGGCCAGACCGTCGAGCTGCCGGAGATCACTGCATGAACATCAACCCCCGCACCTGGTTCGCCGGCCGCAAATCCAACGACATCGGCAGCAGCGCGATCGCGCGGGCCGGGATGGCGATGGGTCCGTGGACGACGCAGATCAACGGCTTTGTGCCGCGCACGGTGAACCCATGGTTCTACGAAGCCCTGCGCGAGTCGCTGGGCATCCTCGACGGCCTGATAAACCGCATGGTGACGGTGGACGGCATCATTGCGGTGGAGGGCGATAACGACAAGCTCACCCAGCTGATCGAGCGCGAGCTGATCGGCGCCATGCCGGTGGGCGATCTGCAGACCGGGCTGCAATCCTTCTACGCCGCGCAGGGCAATGAGCTGTACGAGCAGGGTTTCACCGTGGGCGAAATGGTGTTCGACCGGCGCGGGCGCGAGCTGATCGGCCTGCGCGTGGCCGACAGCAAGGGCGTGCTGTTCCACCGCGACACCGATACCGGCCAGCTGCAGACGTGGTATCTGCCGCCGCTGCCCAACACCGCCGGGCGGCGCGACGGTACCGACGCGGTGGAGACCGTGCTACGCAACAACGGCCGCCAGCTCAACGTGAGCACGCTGCAGAGCAAGGGCTATACCCAGATTGACCCGGCGCGGCTGGTCTACGGCGCGTTCAACCCCGAGAACGACCAGCCCTACGGCGTGAGCATCATGCGCAGTATCGAGTTCGTCGGCCAGATCCTGCTGAAGATGCACAACGCGACCGGGCAGGCCTGGGACCGCTTCGGCGACCCCGTGTTCCACGTGAACTACAAGACCAAGAACCGAGCGCTGAAGGATGGCGCGCTGGACGCCCGCCGCAAGCTGCTGGCCGACAACCTGCAGGCCGCGCTGACCGCCAAGCGCAACGGCAACAGCGCTGACTTCACCACGGCGGTGGGCGCCGACGACGACATCACTGTCACCGTGATTGGCCACGATGGCCAGGTGCTGGAAATCGAGATGCCGGCGCGGCAAATGGTGGAGCAGGTGCTGGCCAAGGGTGGCCTGCCGGCATGGATGATGGGCATGAGCGGCGGCACCGCCGAGCGCATGGCCGACAACCAGGCCGAGGTGGTGCTGCAGGAAAGCAAAACCCGTTTCGAAGCGCGCAGCCCCGGCCTCAACCGCCTCACGGAAACGTGGCTGCGCGGTCGCGGACTCACCTGGCGCCCGGGCGACTGGAAGCTGGTGCAGAACCTGCCCAACCTGCGCGACGAGCTGAAGCGCGCCCAGGCGGGGTTCCTCAACGCGCAAACCGCGCTGATGCAGGCCAACGGCGGCGCGCTGCCCGCCGCCGACCCCGCCCAACAGAACGACCCCGACACCCAGCCGGGCAAGGCTGCCATGGTCGGCGCGCTGGATGACCTGGATCCGATCGTGCGCGCCGCGCTGCGCACGCTGCTAAAGTCCGCCGACGAGCCGGCGCACGTGCACAAGGCCGCTGCAGAGACCTGGGCCATCGACGACCCCGCGCTGCCGCGCATCCAGCGCGCCGCCACCCGCGCCCTGCAGGATGCGTGGGACACGCTGGCCGACGACACCCTGCGCGTGCTGGGCTTGCCGCTTGCCGGCAAGGCGCCGCAGGCGTTCGCGTTTGACCCCGTGAGCATGCTGCAGCAACTACTGCAGCTGCAGACGCAGTTCATCCTTGACCAATCCGGCGCCGACAGCGCGCTGGTGGAGCAGGTGCTGCAAGCATGGATCCGCGGCATTGCCAACACCGCCGAAGCAGGCGACGGCCCCGCCGGCGCCGACACCATCATCGCTGCCGCCCGCGCCCAGCGTGCCGCCGCGTTGCCGGCCGAGCTGCACAGCGTGCTGCAGAAAACCACCGTGCGCGTGTACGAAAACGACATCGTGCAAGCGCTGCAGGACGCCGCATACAACGGCATCAACCCGCGCCAGGTGGCCGCCGAGCTGCGAAAGAAGTTCGACGCCCACACCTACGACTGGGAGCGCCTGGCCGGCAGCGAGATTTCCGCCAGCCATGCCATGGGTCAGAAAACCGCGCTCACCGGTATGGGTATCAGCCAGTACGACTGGATCACCGCGCCCGAGGCCTGCACCATCTGCGAAAAGATCAAAGCCGCCGGCCCCTACGACGTGGCCACCGGCCCGATCCCCGTGCGCGACTCGCACCCGGGTTGCTTCTGCGTGATCGCGGGCCGCGCGGACGACTGATCCGCGTGGCACATCCGCGCATGGAAACGCATCGCGGGATTGAAGTCTGATGCAGCCTACTGAGTCGCACATCTACGCGCAGAGGCTGCCATGTGATGGACAAGAACCAGATCAGTGAAGTGCTGGACCTGTCGGTGGACAAGCTCACCGAGCAGCTGCCGTCGCTGGACCGCGAAAGCCTGGTGGAACTGCAGGCGCAGGAAGCGGCCGGCAAGAATCGTGCGACCGCGCTGGCGGCCATCGACGCCGCGCTGATCGCGCTGGATGGCGAGCCCGGCGACGAGCAGGGCGACAAGACTCCCACGGGCGGTGGTGAAAAGGTCGACCCGGCGCCGAAGGGCGCCGGGAAGATCCCCACCGTCGAAAAGATCCCGGCCACCGACTTCCGCCACCCGGACTACACCGGCCCGCTCGACGGTGAGCAGGCCGCCTGGCGCGTGGCCAACATCAAGCCGGTACGCGAGGCGCGCACGAAGTGAGTGTGCAGCAGAAATCGCTGGCGTTGCGCGTGAAGGCGGCCGAGGCGGCAGATGATGCCGCGCTGGCTGCCATCCGCGCATACACGCTGCGCGATTTCGCCGCCGACGAGCTGCAGGTGCGCGAGTACGTGCTGGCGCACAACTGCATCGACCGCGACAACGAGATTTTCGACGAGGGAGTGCTGGACGACTTCGCCCGCACCCTGCCGGGCAAAGGGGTGTACATCAAGCACCCCAGCAGCTGGCAGGGTGATGGTGGCCCGGCCGAGGGCCGCGTCTACGCCACCAGCACCAAGACCATGAGCCTGGACGAGGCGCGCACGCTGCTGCGCGAGCCCGACCTGCAGCTGCCCCCGGATCGTAGCCAGGCCAAGCTGCTGCTGGCATCCGCGTTTTTCGCGAAGACCCCCGACAACGCCAGCCTGCTGATCAAGCAGGACGCCGGCATTGCCGGCGACGTATCCATCGGCTTCACCGCGCAGTCGCTGCAGAAGGTGACCGACGCGCAAGGCAACGAGCTGACCGCCCGCCGCTGGATGGGCCCGGCCAAGGCGCTGGAAATGTCGCTGGTGTGGCTTGGCGCCCAGCCCGGCGCCCGCGCCGTCAAAGGCGCAACCCACGAGTCACCCGAAACCCCTGACCCCACGCTGGAGCATGTCATGGACATCAAGCAGGAAGACTTCGACGCGCTGAATGCCAAGGCTGCATCCGGCGACAAGGCCACCACCGCGCTGGCCGCGATCAAGACCGCACTGGGCGACGACGCCGCGCTGGTGGAGAACCCGGCGCAGCTCAAGGCCTACGTGGCTGACGCCAAGGCGTTCAAGGCCTCGCTGGTCGACGAGGTAATCGCCCTCGAGCGGCAGCTGAAGATGACCGGCGACACGCCGGAAGACGTGGCCGCCGCCAAGGCGTTCCTGGGCGAGTTCAGCGTGGAGCGCCTGCAGACCATGCAGAAGGGCTACGAGAAGCGCCTGCCGGGCAGCGGCGCGATCAAGGGCGCGAACACCAATGCCGGCGGCCCCGGCACCCAGGAAGCGCCGGCCGATTCCCCGATCAACAACCCGGCCCTCGCGGCGTAACCCCAGGAGACAGCCATGACGCTGCAAGTTCGCTCCCCGGCATCGCAGATCAAGACCCTGCAGATGTCGCACACCGCGGCCACCACCGCGCACGTGCCGGTGTTGATCAATTCGCACCTGCTCATCCCCACCAGCACGGCGGACGCCAACGCGCTGAACGGCTTCACGTATGAAGCCGAGATCAGCGGCGGCGCCAAGGCGGCCGTGGCACTGGCCGTGGGCGACAAGGTGTACTGGGACAACGCGGCCAAGGCGTTCACCAACGTGGCCACTTCGAACACGCTGGTCGGTTATGCGATCGAACCGGCGCTGTCGGGCGACGCCACCACCGGCCTGATCGCCTTCAACGCTTTCGCGGCCTAAGGAGCCAGCCCACATGCGCACTTTCAGCAAGTTCGAAAAGCTCGGCACCATTGCCGACCAGGGCGAGCAGCTCAAGGCCCTGGAACAGGCGATCAACACCGACTTCAACCTGCCGGCCCTGTTCGGCGAGTTGGGTGGTTCGCCGCGCATCGCCACGGTGGACGGCATCAAGGTCATCGGCGGCAAGGAGGGCAACCTGGTGGTGCCCAGCGTGGAGCGCGTCAAGGCGCACCTGTCCACCAAGTGGGCGGTGCCCGGCGACAACCCCAACCTGGTCGACGCCAGCAACCGCGTGGTGGAGTTCTTCCACACCAACATGCCGGACATGGACCTGGGCTACCAGCAGGCTTTCGACCTGGTGGACATGCGCTCGAGCAACCAGGATACGTTCGAGATCCTGGACGCGAACAACGGCATCACGTTCCAGCAGTACAAGCCGGGTGCCGAGGTGAAGATTCGCCGCGGCGTGACCGACAGCAAGATGAGCGTCAGCGTGTGCACCTTCGCCGATGGCGTGGGCATCCTGGACGACTGGCTGCGCTTCCAGAAGTGGTGGGCGGTCAGCGACACCGTGGCGGAGTTCAACGCCAAAGCGCAGGACAAGCTGGCCAGCTGGCACTACGACCTGTTCACCGCGCTGAGCAGCGGCGTCGACGTGGCATTCGACACCGACGACACCAAGACCTTGAACAAGGCCGCCGCGAAGATCCTGCGTGCGGTGAAGGGCAAGGGTTATGGCGCCGGCAGCAACGCGGGATTCCTGATCTACTGCGCGCCGGAAGACGTGGGCCGTATCACCAAGATGCTGACCGCCACGGCGGGCAGCCTGGTGGTGGCCTACCAGGCGAACGTGCAGCCGATCACGGTGCGCGTGCAGGCGGTGATCGCCACGGCGAACCTGCCGGCCGATCTCGGTGGCTATTACCTGGTGCTGCCGGGCCGCAAGCTGAAGCGCGGCAACTGGATGGACCTGACCATCGAGTCGGCCCGCAACATCTACGTGCGCGCCAGCGACTACGTGGGCACGTTCCAGGCGAATGCAGCGATCGGCGATACCGCTCAGGTGGCGCGCGTCAAGTTCACCTGATCGGTCAACCGGGCAGGCATCCACGAATGCCGCGCGGTCACCCCGCGCGGCATTTTTCGAACGAGGCAGCATGAGCGCACCCAAGGCCACCATCGCGGACCTGCAAGACGAGGGATTCACCGCCTCGCAGTTCGGCATGCCTGCGGATTTCGACACGCCGGCCACGGGCTACCTGGCGCGCGTGCTGAAATCCGCCAGCCTGTGGGTGGAGCAGAAGTGCGGCGCGACGGTCTACGGCGCCATGCCGTCCGGCAGCTACGCCGAGGACAGCGCACGCCAGGCCGAGGTGCAGTATTCGTCCATGGTGCTGTACCGCCGGCGCTATGCGTACTACGAGAGCAATGCGGCATCCGGCAGCAACAAGGATGAAGCCATGGTGCTGGCCGAACTGCGCAAGAAAGCCGAGGAGGCGCTGCAGAATGCGCTGTACTGGCTGGCCGAGTCGCTGCGCGCCAGTGGCGTGGACGACACCACGCTGTTCGAGGGCAGCGGCCTGGCCGCCGGCGTGGTGGAAACCGGCCGCTACCCGCTCACCACCACCAGCGTCGTCGGGGTGGGCTGATGGCCGCCTACACGCCCGCGCAGATGAGCAAGCGCCTGCTGGCGCTGGTGAACGCGCTGACCGCCGCGCTGAGCCGCGGCATGAAGAAAGCCGCCACGGCGGTGAACCGCGCGGCGATCAAGAACCTCAGCGGCAGCCGCAAGGCGGCGCCGTGGACGTATCCCGTGCCGGTGCGCACGCCTGGCGGCCTGCGCGCCAACCAGGGCATGCAGATCGAGTCGCCCACCGTGGCGTACATCTTCAACACTGCCGCGTACGCCGCCGCTATCCACAGCGGCTACGTGTCGAGCTGGGCCGGACGCGGCAAACACCGCATGGTGTTCCACAAGCCGCGGCTGTTCATCGACGACGCGGTGGAAAGCGAGCAGCCGCTGATGGTGATTCAGCGCGAAGTCGAGGGGGCCATTGCCGCATGGGCCTGAAAGCCTTCACCGATGCCGTGGTGACGCTGCTTGCCGGCGACGCCACCTTTACCGCCGAGATCGAGGCGCTGATCGGCGCCCCGGTGCCGCGCGTGATCCGCGGCAACACGCCGTGGGAGCAGATCGGCGCGGCCTTGCTGCCGTGTTTCGTGGTGGAGCAGTCGCCGGGCAAGACCAGCGGCTGGGGCACCGGCGATGAGAACGGCCTGGTGATCGGCCACAGGTCGCAGGATTTCACCAGCGAGCTGGACGTGGCGCTGCTGTGGTTCCAACAGAATCGCGAGACCGCCGCCGACCAGCGCAGCCAGTTGCCGGAGCTGTTCGCCCGCCTGATGCTGCGCAACCCGCAGCCCGGCGACGTGAATGGCGCGTGGCTGCAGGAGTGGATTCCCGACCAGGGCGTTCGCCACCCCGTGCAGTGTTTCGTGGCCCGACTGCAGGCCGACTACCCGATTGCGAGGGATCCATGAACAAGACCTACGAAGTGATCTTTGCCGACAATGCGCGCCCGGGTGTGTTTGCCGTGGGCGGCATCCGCCGGGGCCAGAGCGGGCAGGTGAGCGCTGCCGAGGCGGTGCACCTGGTCGACACCAAGGGCCTGGCCTTTGCCAACCCGGCAGACGAAGCCGCGGCACGTCGCGAGCTGAACCCATCCACATCGGTCGCGCCTGCGGCTGACGACAGCAACGAGGAGCAGTGACATGGGCACTCAAGTACGCGGCGCCAACGTTCGCCTGATCGGCTGCACCGAGGCTGCTTTCGGCACCACGCCGGCCTCGCCCGATGCGCTGATCCTGCCGTACGTGCAGAACAACGTGAAGGCGGACCAGCAGCGCGACACCGACGAGACCATCGACGGTTACCGCGGCGCCACCCGCAGCGTGGCGGGCAACCGCACGGTGAGCGGCACGGTGCAGGTCAACACCGCACCACAGACCATCGGCTTCTGGCTGAAGCACCTGCTGGGCGTGCCCACCACCTCCGGCAGCGCCGTGCCCTACACCCATACCTTCAACGTGGCCGCCAGCGGCGCCAACGCACTGCCGCCCGGCTTCGAGCTGGAGGAGGATCTGGGCGCAAGCTTCACCGCCGCCGCGCGCTACGTGCGCTATATCGGCTGCCGCATCGGCCAGGCGCAATTCTCGCTGTCGCCCAGCGGCTTCGTGCAGGCCACCTTCACCGTGGCCGGCGCGGACTACGTCAAGAGTTCCACGCCGCTGGAGGCCTCGCCCACCGACAACGGCCACGCCGCATTCGGCGCACTGGCCGCCACGCTGGTGTTCGGCGGCGGCTCGCTGGCGCTGGACGTGACCAAGTTCGACCTCACCCTGAGCAACAACCTGGACGAGGACACCTACGTGGTCGGCGGCGCCGGCAAGCGCGGCGACTTGCCCGAGGGCAAGCTGGTGCCCACCGGCACGGTGGAGGCGCTGCTGAAAGACAGCAACCTGCTCGACGCCGCGCTGTCCGACACCGACAGCAGCCTGGTGCTCACCCTTTCGCGCGGCACCGGCGACGGCACCGCAGGCAACGAGAAACTGACCATCACCGTGCCCGCGTTGGTGTTTGCCGCCACCACGCCGGTGATCAGCGGCCCCAAGGGCGTGCGCCTGCAGGCCAGCTTCACCGCCCATCGCACCACCGGCGAGATCGGCGTCACCGCCGTGCTCCTGTCGCCGCTGGCCACCATCGAGTAAGGGACCACCATGTTTCGATTTGCCCAAGACGGCCGCGTGCGCTGGCCGGTCACCATCGAGCAGCTGCAGGATGACGGCAGCACCGCCGCGCAGACCTTTGCGGTGGTGTACCGCGTGATGACGCGCGAGGAACTGCGCACGCGCGACAACGCTATGACCGATTTCATGCGCCAGGTGCGCGCGTTGATGCCGGCCGACGGCGCAGCCGACACCGACGAGCAGGCCGAGCAGCGACGCGAGCTGACCGACCGGCGCCTGCAGGCGGATGACGCACTGCTGACCGATCGGGTGCTCGGCTGGTTCGACATTGCCGACCAGGACGGCAAACCGATCCCGTTCAGCGCCACCGCGCTGGCCGCGTTCCTGCGCAATGAGCTGCTGCGCGACACGCTGCTGCAGGGCCTGGTGGACGCCAGCAGCGGGGCACACTCAAAAAACTCACGGCCTGGGCTCGCTGGCTTGCCGGCGCCCGCCCAGGCGTAAAGCTGCCGGACGGCAGCGAGCAACGGTTGTGGGACGCGGAGCAGCAATGGCCGGACGAGACCAACCTGCCGGACTACTGCAAGACCTGCCGCGCCACCGGCGGCTGCGATGCCTGTCCCAAGCCGCACCTGCTGCCCGAATGCCTGCCGGCGCTGCGCGCGTGGGACACCTGCAGCACGCAGATGCGCGTGAGCTTTGCCGGCACCACCGGGCTGGACTACGGCGCGTGCATCGCCACGCTGGCGCTGTACCTGCCGCGTTGGAAGGCGCTGGCACCACCGGGGGATGCGCTGCACGGCATGGAGGTCGCCGACCTGCTGGATGACCTGCGCACGATCGAAGACGCCCTGCTGACGGCGTGGGCGGAGCAGGCCGCCGAAAAGCGCGGCGACTCGCCGCCGGAATAACTGTACTGAAAGCAGCTGGAATCGTTCACTAATTCACCGAGCCCCTTGTGATCAGCGAAAACATCCTGCGGGTGAAGCTTGAGGCAACCAGCGACGGCCAATTCAAGGCCACGATGGGCGATGCCGCGCAGGGTGTGTCCAACCTGGACGAAGCGCAGCGCAGCGTGGTGGATTCCACCAATGCCGCCACGGCGGCATCGCGGGAAAACGCCAGCGCCACCGCCGCGCTGGGCGAATCGAACGACGAAGCCGCCGCACGCATCAAGGCGATGGTGCGTGCCTCGCTGGAACGCCAGCAGGCCGAGCTCAGCTCCATTGCCGCCACCCAGCGCAGCACCGCCACCAATGCCGGCGCCGCAGCCGGCTACGAGCGCGTGGTGGCGGCGCAGACCCGCGCCATGCACGGCGCCACCGACCTGGTGCGCGCCGAACAGCAGGCGGCGGCCGCCGCCGCCAACACCGCCGGGCTGGAGAAACAGCGCGCCGAGCTGGGCCGCCTGCTGGGCCAGATCGACCCCACCATCGCCGCGCTGGAAAAGCTTGATGCGCAGCAGGCCAAACTGGACGCATTCCGCGCCAAGGGCGTGCTCGGCGCCGACGACTACAAGATGTTCAGCGCGGCGATCGACCAAAGCCGCGACCGCATTGCCGCCGCCGGCAACGCCATGCACGGGTTCAGCGTCAACAACGCCAACGCGCGCCGCGAGCTGGGCTACATCACCAAGGATCTGGCCACCGGGCAGTTTGGCCGGCTGAGCCAGAGCGTGCTCACGTTGGGCGCCAACACCGGCGTGATGGGCCTGGCGTTCAGCGCCGCGGGGTTGCTCATCGGTGGTGCGGTGGCGGTGCTGGGCAGCTTTGCCGTGGCCGCCGCCAAGGGCTACTTTGAAACCGAGCAACTGCGCGTATCGCTGATCGCCACTGGCGGCGCCGCCGGCGCCACGGTCGGGCAGATCAACGACATGGCCGAGGCGGTGGGTGCGGCCACCGGCAAGTACAGCGACGCGCGCAAGGCCATCGAGCAGCTGGTAGGGTCGGGCAAGAGCTTCGGCACCAGCCTGGACGTGCTCGCGCAGCAGGCGGTGGATATGTCCACCGTCACCGGCGAGAGCATCGACAAGTCGGTGGCCAAGATCATCGAGATCGGCGACAAGCCCTCCGAGGCGATCGCCAAGCTCAACGAGCAGTACCACTTCCTGACCGCCGCGCAATACGCGCAGATCGCCGCGCTGGAAGCCGAGGGCAACACGCGCGAGGCGTCGCGCATCGCCAACCAGCTCGACGCGGCGGCGATGAAGGAGCGCGCGCAGGACGTGCAGGACAACGCCGGCTGGATGATCCGCGCCGGCCACGCCGTGGCCGAGGCGTGGAACGGTGCGTGGGATTCCATGAAAGGCCTGGGCCGCACGCAGAGCATCACCGACCAGATCAAGGAGGTGCAGGCCGCGATCGACAAGCTCACCACCCCGCACCTCGACCGCGCCGGCAACCTGGTGCAGGCGCAGGGTGGTGAGCAGCTGGCGGCGCTGCGCAAGCAACTGGCGGCCCTGCAGCTGCAGGGCATCACCGACCAGTTCGCGTCGCAGCAAACGTCGAACGATGCGGCCCTGAACGCCGAGGCCATCGCGGCGCAGCGGCGCCTGTCCGCCGGCACCCCGGCCGACGTGGTGCTGAAGAACACGCTGGACAAGCTGCGCATGGACCGCGCCTCCGCGCTCTACGGCGTGGTGGATCCGCAGCAGCGCGCGCTGATCGAGGCGCAGTTCGACAACCAGGTGAAAGCGGCCAACAACACCTATCAAGCGTCGCTGAAAAAGCTGGCCGGCCCCCAAGGCCCCAAGAGCAAGGAGCCGGCCGCCTACAACACGTTCAGCAGCCAGGTCGACGCGCTGGACCGCAAGAGCATCCAGGCCGACACCGGTGCGCTGACGCAGTATGAGCAGGGCATTGCCCAGCTTGCGGCGCAGATGGATGTGTACCTGCAGAAGGGCGGCGACGCCACCAAGGCTGCCGAGCTGTTCAACCGCGGCCAGCAGGCACTGCAGCGCACGCTGGACGACAACCGCAAGCGCGAGCTGGCGGGGCAGAAGGAGTATGCCGACGCGCTGGATCGCACCAACGCGGCGCTGCAGGACTCGATCGACAACCAGGTCGCACGCATCGGCATGGGCGCGCAGGAGTACCAGCGCACCCAGCAGATCACCAAGGCCTACCGCGACGAGGCCGAGCAGCTGCAGAAGCTGGCGCTGCAGCGGCAGGCCGGTGCCGCGGGGCAGAAGGGCGGCCTGTCGCAGGAGGCCTACGAGGCCGACGTGCAGGCGTTGCAGAACGCCACCGACCGGAAAGTGGAGATCATCCGCGACGGCTACCGCCGCATGGACGATGCCCAGGCCGACTGGGTCAACGGCGCACGCGCGGCATGGCAGGACTATGCCGCGCAAGCGAAAGACAAGGCCGGGCAGGCCCAGCGCGGCATCACCACGCTCTACAGCGATGCCGAGGACGCCGCCGCCGACTGGCTTGCCGGCGGCAAGCTCACGTTCAAGAGCTTCGAAAAGGATTTCGAGAACATGCTGGCGCACATGGTGGCAAAGGCGCTGATTGCCCAGGCCATCACCGGCCTGATCAACCTCATTTCGCCCGCTGCCGGCACCGCCGCCAACAGCAGCAGCTTCGGCTACTTCGGCGGCGGCTACAACTCGGTGACGGGTACCGGCGGCTTCAACCTCGCCACCGCCGGCAACGGCGGCCATGCCGAGGGCGGCCCCATCCGTGGCCCCGGCACGGGCACCAGCGACAGCGTGCTGATCCGTGCCAGCAACGGCGAATACATGCAGACCGCCGATGCCGTGAACTACTACGGCGAGCGGTTCATGGACGACGTGCGCGCCAAACGCCTGCCGCGCTACGCCGATGGCGGCCCGATCGGTGGCAGCAGCGGCGCGGCGGGCGGTACGGATGCCGGTGGCGTGGTGGTGAACATCTACGGCGCCGACAACGGCGCGCGCACCGAACAGCGCGACGGCGCGGATGGGCGCAAGTACCTCGACATCTTCATCAACGCGGCGGCGCAGGACGTGGCGCGTGGTGGCCGGCTGGGCCAGGCGATCCATGCCGCCACCGGCACGCGCCGTCCGGCCCGCAGCTACGCCGCGGCGGGAGGCTGAGCCATGGCGAATCCATTGTGGCCGAGCACGCTGCCGGCGCCGCTGGCGGACAACACTACCAGTTACCAGGGGGTGAGCAATGCGATCCGCAGCAACCAGGACGCCGGCGTGGCCAAGGTGCGGCGGCGCTTCACCGCTGTGGCAACGCCGTTCAACTGCTCGCTCAAGCTCACGCAGACGCAGTACGCCACGCTGATCACGTTCTACGAGACCACGCTGGCCGACGTGCTGCCGTTTGACTGGACCGACTTCCGCACCAACGCCACCGCCACCTACCGGTTCATCCAGCGCCCGGCGGGCAGCTTCCAGAAAGGCTCGATCAACCGCTGGCTGGTGACGCTGCAACTGGAGAAACTGCCGTGACCCCGCAGGTCAGCATCAACGCCATGCGCGCGATGTTTGCGCAGGAGACCGGCGAGGTGTTCCTGGTGTGCCTGACCATCACCCACCAGGACATCACCACCCTGCGCCTGGTCAACAACACCCAGCCCGTGGCGCGCACGGCGGGCACCTACCAGCCGTACCCCATGCAGCTGAGCCTGCCGGCGCAGCGCGACGACCAGCTGCCGCAGGTGGATATCGTGATCGACAACGTCGACCGCGAGGTGCTGCGCCAGATCCGGCTGCTGTCCGGCGTGCCGCAGGTGACCATGGAGGTGATCATGGCCAGCAGCCCCAACACGGTGGAGGCCGGCCCGTTCGACTTCGCGTTGAAGTCCGCCACCTACGACGTGCTGGCGATCACCGGCACGCTGGGGTACGAGGACGACATCCTGAATCAGCAAGTGCCCGCCATGACATACACCCCGACCAACTCGCCGGGGCTCTTTCTCTGATGGGCATGATCCCCGCCTTCGCCGCGCCCTACGTGGGCATTCCGTACCTCGACAAGGGGCGCGACCGCGCCGGTATCGACTGCTGGGGCATCGTGCGTCTGATGCTCGCCGAAGTGTTTCACGTGAAGCTGCCGGGCTACGACGACAGCTACCGCGACGGCGACGACTGGGCAGCCATCGGTGACGCCGTGCGCGCCGGGCTGCTGGACGGCTGGCGCCGCGTGGAGCGGGCGCGTGCCGGCGACCTGCTGGTGCTGGCGATCGCCCAGCGCCCATGGCACTGCGCCCTGATGCTGGATGCCGTGCACTTTCTGCATGCCTCACCGGGCGACAGCACGGTGGTCGACCGGTTGGACAGCCCGCGCTGGGCGTGCCGCATCGAGGGCATCTACCGCCATGACTGAGCGCGCCATCACCCGGGGCATGGTGACGGTGGCCGGCCGCGCGCACCCACTGGCCGACACGGTATACGCCGAGGCGCCCGCCGGGCAGACCATTGCCGAGCTGCTGGGGCCTGGCGCGGCGCAAAGCTTGCGCGTGGAGCTTGGCGGCGAGCTGGTGCCGCGCACGCTGTGGGCCAAGGTGAAGCCCAAGGCGGGCCAGCGGCTGGTGGTGACCGCGGTGCCGATGGGTGGCGGCAACAACAACAAGCTGCTCAAGATCGTGGTGGTGATCGTCGCCATCGTCTATGCGTACTACACGCAGGACTACCAGGGCGCCCTGCAGATCCTCGCCTACGGCTTCACGGCAGTGAACCTGCTGGTGCCACCGCCGATGCCCAAGCTGCCCGGCGCCGGCGACCCGTTCGACACGCTCAACTCGCTCACCGGCACGCAGAACCGCGCCACGGTCTACAGCCCGGTCCCCTGCGTGATCGGCACGGTGCGGTTTTTCCCCACCCATGCGGCACTCCCGTACACCGAGATCGTGGGCAGCGACCAATACCTGCGCATGCTGCTGGACCTGGGGCCGGGCGACCTGTCGGTGTCGGGCATCAAAATCGGCGAGACCGCGATCGAGGACTACGACGATGTGCAATGGGAGGTGACCAAGACCCCCACGCTGTACACCAACGACATCTTCGAGCTGGCGGTGGCGGTGAACCTCAACGACGCCGCCGACACCGCCACGCGGGCAGGGCAGGCCAACAGCAGCGAAATGTCGCTGGACCTGCAGTGCCCCAGCGGCCTGTTCGGCGTGGACAACAAGGGCCGCGACGTGGCCGGCCACATCCAGCTCACTATCCAGTATCGCGAGGTGGGGTCGAGCACGTGGCTCAACGTGGCCGGCGCCAGCGGCCTGTCCATGTCCGCCGGGGAACTGACCACCAACGGCACCACCTTCACGCTCAGCAGCGCGGTGCGAAAAATCGTGCGCGTGGGCCTGCGCTGGAAGCTGCCCACGGTGGGGCAATACGAGGTCATCGTGGGGCGCAACAGCACCACGTGGGACGGCACCACCGTCCAGACCTATGCCGACCTGACCTGGACGGTGCTGCGCAGCGTGAGCAGTGCGCTGCCCAGCACCACCGGCACCACCAAGCTGGCCCTGCGCATTCGTGCCACCGACCAGCTCAACAGCGTGGTCAGCACCATCAGCGTGCTGGCCTCGCAGCTGATCCGCACCTACGACCCGGATACCGACACGTGGACCACCGGCGTGGCCACCAGCAACAACGCATGGGTGTACCACTGGCTGCTCACCGCCGCGCCACCGCAGCTGGTGGCGCGCCTGGTGCCGGAGTCGCGCATGGCCATCGACGAGATTGTCGACTGGGCCGCCGACTGCGAGGCCATGGGCTACGTGTACAACGCCATGGAGGAGTCCGGCCGCACCCAGCTGGAGCTGCTGCGCGACGTGCTGGCCAGCGGCCGCGCCACCTTCGGCATGCCCAACGGCAAATATGGCTGCGTGCGCGACGTGGCGCAGACCACGCCGGTGCAGATGTTCACCCCGCGCAACAGTTGGGACTTCAGCGGCCAGCGCGTGTTCTTCGACCCGCCGCACGCGCTGCGCTGCCAGTTCATCAACCCGCAGGCCAACAACCAGCAGGACGAGCTGATCGTCTACGCCGACGGCTACAGCGCCGATGGCGCCGGCGGCACCACCCAGGCCACCCGCTACGAGGTGATGGACCTGCGCATGTGTACCGACCCGGTGGCGGTGTGGCGCATCGGCACCTACCACCTGAAAGCCAGCGAGCAGCGCGTGAACACCTACACCTTCACCGCCGACATGGAGCACCTGGTGTGCCAGCGCGGGCAGCTGGTGACCGCGGCCAACGACGTGGTGGAGTGGGGCGCCGGCTCCGGGCGGATCAAGAGCATGGCCGGCGATCGCAAGAGCATCACGCTGGACGGCGCCGTGGTACTGAAGGCGAGCACGCTCTACGCCGTGCAGATCCGCAGCGACGACGGCGTGCAGGCGGTGGCCAACACCAGCACCACGGGCAGCGGCGACGTGGCCACGTTCGCCTTTGCCAGCGCGCTGCCCGCCGGCGTGCAGGTAGGCGACCTGGCCGTGGTGGGCGAGCGCACGCTGGTGACCCAGCGGCTGATCGTGCAGCGCATCGAGCCGCTGCAGGATCTGTCGGCGCGGATCACGGCGGTGGATGAAGCGCCCGACGTGCCCGCCGCCGGCACCGGCACGCCGCCGACCTTTGTCAGCGCCATCACCGGCACGCCCTGGTGCAGCGCGCCGCCGCCGCCGGATGTCACCATCCGCATCAGCGACAGCGGCCCGGACGACGCCGGCGTGATCCACGCGGTGACCGGCGTATCGGGCACGCCCAAGCCCGGCGTGCACCGGCTGCCGATCTATAGCGGCGGCAGTGGCGGCAGCGGCAACATCCGTCACACCCCCAACCTGGTGGCGCGCTGATGGCCGCCTCGTCCGCCATCCTGCGCGAGGTGCGCTGGCGCGTCACCGGCACCACGGCGTGGAGCGATATCGCCACCTGCTCGCCGGTGGCCGAACTGCGGCTGGAAGGCCTCGACCGCGACAAGACCTACGACGTGCAGATCCGCGACGTTTCCGCCTGCGGCGCGAAATCGGACTGGGTACTGCACACCGCGGTGGTGCCCGACGTGGCTCCGGGCAACATCACGCTGAGTGACCTATCGGCCGCCGCCGCTTCCGCCCTCTATCCCGCTGCGAACATGGTGCCCAACACCTCCGGCGAGAACGGCACCGCAGGCTGGTCCGGTTCGACGGCGATCAGTTCGTTGTCTGCGACGGATGGCTACCAGCTGCGGGCTGCTGCGCCTGGCGCGAGCGGCACCAATACCTTCTACACCGACCTGATCCCGGTGACGGCAGGCAAACCCTATACCGCATCGGCCGATGTGCTAGCCGATGCGGCGGCAACCGGCACGTATTACATCGACGTGCTGTATTTCAACAGCAGCGGCGGGACCGTTACCGATGGCTCCAACGGAGTTTTCGCTGCCGACGGTGCATGGCATCGCCCCACGGTGACCGATACGCCTGCCGCTGGTGCCGTAACCGCACGGGTGCGCGTGGTGGCCACTGGCGCCATATGGACGACGCTCGCATGGCGCCGCGTGAAGTTTGAGCAGGGGTCGACGGCCACCGCGTTCTCGATCGAAGCCGCGGCGGCGGCGGCCCAGGCCGAAGCCAATGCGGCCAGCGCCGATGCCGCTACTGCGCTCAATCAGCTGACGGACATCGCCAGCGACGGCAAGCTGACGGCCGATGAGAAGGTCCAGTCGAAGCAGCGCTACAACACGCTCACCGCCGAGCAATCCGGCATCGACGCCCAGGCCACCAGCTACGGGATCACCACCGAGAAAACCAATTACGACGGCGCCATCACGGCGCTGAAGAACTACCTCAAGACGACGGTCGGCGTGCTGGATGCGTCGTTCGTGTGGACCGGCATCACCGGCACCACGGCGATCACGCGCGCCACATGGGACAGCAACTGGACGACGGTCTACACAGCCAAGACCGCGCTGCTTAACGCTATCTACGCCGCCGCCAAGTCGAAGGCTGATGCAGCGCAAAGCACGGCCAACACGGCAGTCACCAACGCCGCTATGGCGCAGACGGCAGCCAACAACGCGCAGACGGCGGCCAACACCGCGAACAGCGCGCTCGCCAGTATCGCCAGCGACAACGTGCTGAGTGCCGGCGGCGAGAAGTCTGCAGTGATTCAAGACTACGCGGTCATCACAAGCGAGCAGGCCGGCATCGACGCGCAGGCGACGACCTACGCGATCACCACCGAAAAAACCGCCTACGACAACGCCGTCTCGGCGCTCACGGCCTATCTCGGCACGCTCACCGCACCGACCGCATGGAACAGTCAGGCAGGCAACACGACGATCACTGGTACTACGTTCCGGTCGAAGTTCTCCGACGTGTACACCACGCGGCAGGCCTTGTTGAACGCGATCTACGCCGCCGCGAAATCGAAGGCTGATGCGGCACAGGCGACGGCCAACACCGCGACGGGTCAGGTGTCGCAGCTACCCGTCATCAACGGCGGTTTCGACATCGCGCCCACGGGCTATGGCTGGACGGCGGACAGCGGCAGTGGCTGGACGATCGACACGGCAGGCAACACGCCGGGCATCGGCCCGAATTCGGCGCTGCATCCTGCTGGGTCTGGTGGCGTGCGGGTGTACCGCAACGGCGGGCTCGCCGCATGCAATCCGGGTCAGGTCTACAAGACGCAGGCGCTGGTCAAGGCGGTCGGCGCGAACGGCTCGTGCTACATCGCTGTGAGCTGGTGCAATGCGTCGGGCGGCGAAATCACGACCACCCCCGGAAACCAAGTCACCGGGACGACGACAGCCGGCTCCTTTGCAGTCGGCGCTGCGCCGGCAGGCACGGTCTACGCGCGCACGATCCTTGTCACCAACGGCCACACGGCGGGCACGTATTACGTGGACAACGTGGCGTGCACGCAGTACCCCAGCAGCCTCGACGAAGTGCCGGATGGCACCACCAAGTTCGGCGCGATCTATAACCCAACCGCACAAACGGGCATCGCGCAACCCGGCCAAAATCTGATGCCGAACCCCACGGGCGCTCTCGGCTTCAGCGGCCTGCCAGGGTTCAGCTGGGTAGGTGGATCCCAGCAGCAGATGGCCACGCGCACCGAACTGTTCGGCAACGCCGGCCCCATGTTCGCATGCGTAAATCCGGGCACGGGCAGCGTCGACCAGGGTTTTACGACAACGATTCCTCAGGCCGCGAGCAGCGTGCCGGTGACTATCTCCGCGGACATGGATCCGCGCATGGTCGCAACGGGCACGATGATTGTGCAGCTTCGCTTCATGAACTCGTCCGGCACCGAGATCGACTCCGGAAATCGCCCCATCATCGTGGCCACGAATGGCCAGCCGATGAAGCGGTATACCGCCACCGCAACGACCGCGGCTGGCACGGCTAGCATCCAATTGGTGGTGCGCTTCTCTGGAACCATGTCCTCAAGCAGCGTCATTGGCTGGCGCAACATCAAGCTTGAGCTGGGTAGCGTTGCCACGCCCTACCAGGACAACGCGACGCAGTTTGGAAACCTCGCCACGGTACCCAACGGCGGCGTGAAGGCCTATGCGGATTTCGGTGACAACACGGCCGGCGGCCACGCTGGCAAGAACGTCGACAACATCTCCGACGGCGGTACCTACGCGCGCATCAAGGGCATCGAACTATCCGGCGGCTTGCACAAGCTCGGGGTGGCCAGCAGTGGCGCGGTGCTCGGCAACCAGCTCAACGCCCCCAACTCCCTGACCCTCAACTACGGCGCCGCACGCAACACCACCGCGCTGACCGCCTACAGCACCGGCGCCGTCGACGTGAATGCGTTCAACGTGAGCATGGGCGGCGCCACGGTGAGCTATAGCGCGGTGACCTCGGCGGTGACCGGACTCACGCAAGGGCATACTTATCAGATCTACTGCCGAGACCCCGGTGGCGCCGGCGGCAGCAAGACCTGGTTCGCGGTGGAAGGCTCAGGTCAGGCGCTGCTCGCGCTGGGCTACGACGACGCGGTGCTCGGCGGCCAGGTGACGATCCCGAGCAGCGGCAGCAGTGGCGGCGGCGGCCTGATCGACGGTTGCGTATGCGCAGACATGCTGCTGCGCGATGGCCTGACGGCCGGCGACCTCGCTCGCGGATGGCGTTGGTGGCACTGGGTATTCCGCCCCCGCCTGCTGTGCAGCGATGGCAAGCGTCGATTCGTGCGCTATCGGCCCCGCATCATCGTAGCCCCCGCCGTGCGGATCACGGCACCATCTGGCGCGACGCTCGATTGCAGTGTCACCACGCCGTTCACCTTGCGCGACGGCATGAGCGCGATGGCGCCGGACATGACCGGCGGCACCATCCTCACCGACGATGGCTGGTTCATTGCGCAACCCGTGCAGCCGATCGGCTTGCGCGAGGTGGTGCGCATCAGTGTCGGCGGGCATTCGTTCTTCGCCGGCGCCAAGGCGCACCAGCGGATTTCCTCTCACAACGGGATCAAGAAATAGCCATGAGCACGATCATCGACACCATCCCCAACCGCCCCGCCGGCAAGCCGGTTTTCGACTTCACCACGGCCCACGGCTTTGCGCGCGTGCCGCTGGCCACGGTGAGCAACGACAGCCATAACCTGGTGGTGGCCGGTTGGGCCTACGCCATCGACGCCCAGGGCCTGCCCGTGCTCGACCCGGCCACGGCAGCACCCATTGCCACGCAGGATGGCCAGCGCAGCGTGCAGCTCTCCGGCGTGCTCGCCGGCACGCATGCGTTGTACGACGCCTGGGTGCGTTACGTGCCCGATGCCGGCACCACGATCGACGCGGGCCATTTGCCCGATGGCTGGTCCAGCGGCAGTGGCGACCCCACTGGCATGCCGGCCTACGGCGCCGGCTACTTCGACACCACGGCAGGCAAGGCGTGGATTTATGCGCAGGGATGCCTGACGCAAGCCGCGCAGAGCTTTGCCGACGCGCTGGAGATGCAGATCGACACCGCCGCAAAACTCGCCGACCTCGGATTGTAAGGAGACCGCCATGACCATCATCGACTACCCCACCTTCCTCGCCAACGTGAACCCCGACGACCTGGCGATGCTGACCAGTTTCATCGTCGGCGTGGACGTGCAGGCATTGGACGACGCCGCGCTGGCCGACCAATTGTTCACGCAGGCGGTGCGCCTCAACAGCGCCGGCCTGCTGGATAACCTGCACCGGGTGTACTCGCACGACAGTGCCGGCACTCTGCTGCAGTCGTTCTCCGGCACCGTCTCGCCGGTCGCCGCCGGCTACGTCGCGCAGCTCGCCCGCGAGCGCATCGTGCTGTCGCGGGATCCGCTGCCATGATCGGCGCGCTGGTGGTGCTGGGTGTGCTGGCGGTAGTGGCGGTGGCCGCCCGCCGCGCGGTGCGCGCGCTGCAGGCGCGCGTGACGGCCCTGGAGGCGCGCACGGATGCGTCGCAGCGCTGGCAGGATGCGGTGCGTGCGGCGATCGCGGCCAGCAGCAAGGGCCGCTGACCTTGACCATCACCGGAGCATAACGCCCGCCACCGGCTGGCACATCCCCGCATGGATTCGGCGCGCGCTGGCCGCCACGCTGGCCGCCATGAGCGCCGCCCACTTCCCCACGTGCCTGGCCCTGACCTTGGTCTATGAGGGCGGCTGGAGCAACCATCCGCGCGACCCCGGTGGCGCCACCATGTGCGGCATCACCCAGCGCGTGTACGACGAGGACCGCGAGGCGCGGCGCCTGCCCCCGCAGAGCGTGCGGCTGAGCACCGAAGCCGAGCGCGCGGCGATCTACCGCCGCCGCTACTGGGCCACCACGCGCGGCGACGAGCTGCCGGCTGGCGTGGACTACGCCGTATTCGATTTCGCCGTGAACAGTGGCGTGGGCCGCGCCGTACGCACGCTGCAGCGCATCGTGGGCGTGGAGGAGGATGGCGTGGCCGGGCGCGTCACGCTGGCCGCGGCGGTGCGCTATGACGCGCAATACCAGGCCACCGCGCTCACCGATGCGCTGTGCCACGCGCGGCTGCAGTTCCTGCGCGGCCTGCCCACGTTCGATGCGTTCGGCAAGGGCTGGACCCAGCGCGTGATGGGCCAGCAGGACGGCGCACAGGCGGACGACACCGGCGTGATCGACCGCGCCTACGTGATGGCGCTGGGCGGCATCGCGCCAGCACCGCGCGCGCCGATCGCCACGCCCAAGACCTACCTGGCCACCGCCGCATGATCGAGCCGGGCGGCCCGCTCAGTGGCTGGTTGCTCGCCGCCGGTGGCTGGCTGCAGGCGGCGGCGTACTCGTTCTTCGCCGCGGTGGCCGGCGTGCTGGGCTACATCATGCGCACCATGGACAGCGGCGCGCGCCTGAGCGGCTGGCGGGCGCTGGTGGAGGGCTCGTCGGCCGGCTTTGTCGGCCTGCTCGCGATGTGGCTGTGCCAGTCCGCGGGCCTGAGCCAGCAATGGACCGCGGTGACCGTGGGCGTGTGCGGCTGGCTGGGCGCCTCGGCCAGCATCCAGGTATTGCAACGGCTCGTGTGGAACAAGCTCGGCTTGAACCGGAGTCACGACGATGAACCTACTCAGTAAGGCCCTGGCCTTTGTCGGCGCGCGAGCGCGCCTGTGGATCGAGTACGCGCTGATCGCCTTGGTGGTGGCGCTGGCCGGCTACGCGGTCAGCAGCACCCTGCAGCGGCACCGCCTGGCGCGCACCGTCACCGACCTCAGCGGACAGCTGGGCGGCATGGCCGCCACGCTCAACCAGCAAGTGCAGGCCAACCGCGACCAGGACGCGGCCATTGCCGGGCTCAAGGCCCTGCGCGAAACCGACAGCAAGGCGCTGGACGGGCTGCAGCAACGCCTGGGCCACGCCACCGCGCAGGATGCCGCCATTCGCACCAAGCTCGCCGAGCTGGAGAGGACCAATGCTGCAGCCAAATCGCTACTGGATCTTGCCGTGCCTGATGATGTTGGCTGCGTGCTCGACGGTCGCCCCTGCGCCCCAGGTCACCACCCGCACAAAGATTGAGCTGCTCACGCCGCCGGTGTCGCTGATGCAGTTGTGCACGGCGGCTACCGTGCGCCGCACCGCGCAGGTGCGTGACATCGTGGAGAACGGGGCGGCCTGGCGCTCTGCCTATACCCGCTGCGCCGTGCGCATGGAGTGCCTGGTGTGGTGGTGGCAGACGGCGGCGAAAGTGCCGGTGACGGCGGAGTGCGCGAAGGCGGAGCGGTGACGCTATTACCGTGCGTTCCGCAACGCGTCGACAATGCTTGGCGGACCGAAAGAGCCGTTATCCATCTGTTCGAGCACGCTGACGATTTGCCCGTTGTGGATCGAGAAACGATAGTTCCTCGCACCGACGTAGGCACCGAAACTATTTTTCCCGTTGACGCTGCAGTCGATTAGATAACCGGCGAAGAAACTGCGCGCAGAAATCTTGTTTTGCGTCCACCCTTTTGTGACATCGCCACATTCCACCATCAATGAATATGGGTCTTTCGCCGTGCGTTTCATGTAGTCGGTGGCTAGCTGCGCCGCCTCAGCCGTGCTGATCGGTGAACCGTAGTCAGCCGCCGCAATCTTGTCGGCAGATGGTGCTGCCGCGCACCCGGCAAGAACCAGCGCCGATGCCATGATCAAGATAGTTCCCTTCATCGCTTTCTCCTACGGCTTCATCAATTCCAACAACGCCGCCTGGCGCTTGGCGTCGAAAGCACGATACCGCATCACAAACCAGCCACTTCCGTGTGCGTCTTCGCCTTCTTCCACCCCGCCAGCGACTCGTCGCTGCCCTGCGGCTGATTGGTGCTGATTTCCGCCACGTTGGTCAGCCATGCTGTCATCAGCGCCTCGGCCTCAGGCATGTCGCGGTGGTGGCGCTTGTCGGCCTTGAACGTCGAGTACAGGGTTTTCCCCTGCGCCTTGGCGTCCGCTACGCAGGCGAGCACGGCCTGGCTATCGGCATGCAGCTTGTCGGCGATGCGTTGGGTCGTTGCGATCGAATCGGCATTGGTCTGCCGTGTCCGCTCCAGCAGGAAGTCGCGCGTTTCCCTGCGACCATGTCCCACACTGTAAACGCGAGCATCCAGCTCGGCCTGCAGCTGGGCGTTCTGAAGATCCAGACCCGCCTTGTAATTGGCCGTGCTCGCATCCGATGCCGCGCGCTGTGCCTGTTGCGCGCATGCATCGCGAGGCGCAGCCAGCGCGCCGGCCAGATCCTGCACAGACGCGGGCGGTGCGGCCATCGCGATAGTGCTGATCGAAACCAACAGCATCACCAACGGAATTCTCATCCCTGTCTCCTGATTTTTCAGTATTCGACCTGGACCCCGAGAAACTCCAGCAACGCGCCAAGCTTTGACGGTGGTTCGCGGCGAAGATGGATGAGCAGCGCCCACTCAGCGGTGTTGGGTGGGTCGCGTTTGGCGTAGGGGTCCGCCACGCCGCCAGCCGTGCCTTGCATGTAACCACAAACCAGCTCGTCAAGCGAAACCCGCAGCGCGCACCGAAGTGGCTCCAGCACCGCGAACTGCGGTTGGTCCTGATCGCTCTCCCATCGGGAGATGGCGCCTTTGCTCACCCCTACGCGCTCCCCCAAGCGCTCCTGAGTCAGGTTGGCGTTATGTCTAGCGGCTCGCAGCCGCCCGCCGAATGTGTTCATGCGGCAAGCGTATAGAGGCGCGCAACTTTGTGGTTGCGCTGTACTTGACAAATGGGTTGCGCTGTCCGAAACTTCAGCTATGAGCACAGCGAAACCCAATCCGATCAAAGAGGCGCGCCTGCGCAAAAGCCTCACGCAGCAGAACGTCGCCGATGCCCTTGGCGTCAGCAAGGGAGCGGTGTCGCGGTGGGAGACAGGCACGGACGAACCGGCGCCGCGCAAGGCGCTGGCGCTGATCCGCCTGCTGCCGGGACTCAAGATCGAGCATATCTATCCGACCGAGTCGGGCAGGGCGGCCGCATGAAATCCTTGCCCAACGCCGCCCTGCGCGATGCGCGGGAAGCCGCCAACCTCACGCAACAGGCGCTTGCCGATCTGCTGGGCGTGACCAAGCAGGCCGTTTCGGACTGGGAATGCAACCGCAACCATCCGTCGCCGCGGCGCGCGATCGCGATCACCAAGCTGCTCCCCAATATCGACATCGAGGACATTTTTCCTGCGGCGGCGCGTGCACCGCGGCGCACGCTGGATGTTCGGCTGCCCACTGGCGCCTTTGCCCGGCGCGTTTCCATTCCACGCATATGGGCAGCCGCATGAAGCTGATCGGCTACATCCGCGTCTCCACCGAGGAGCAGGCCAAGGATGGCGTGAGCCTGGGCCAGCAGACCGCGCGCCTGATCGCCTATTGCGACCTGCACGGCCACACGCTGGTGGACGCGATCGCCGACGAAGGCGTGAGTGCCAGCGTGCCGCTGGCCAAGCGGGCAGGGGGCCGGCAGGTGCTGGACGCGCTGAAAGCCGGCGCCGCGCAGGGCGTGGTGGTGATCCGCCTGGACCGCCTGTTCCGCGATGCGCTGGACGGCCTCACGTTCTTCCGCACGGCCGAGCGCACCGGCGCCACCGTGCACAGCATCAGCGAGCTGATCGACTCCAGCACGCCGGCCGGCAAGCTCAGCCTGACCATTCAGCTGGCCGCTGCGCAGTACGAGCGCGACCTGGCCGTGCAGCGCGCCACCGAGTGCAACGCCGCGCTTCGCGAGCAGGGCAGGGTGTACGGCCACGTGCCGTTCGGTTGCGTGGCGGTGGGCGAGGGCGACGAGCGCCGGCTGATGCGCGACCCGGAAACGTGGCCGGTGCGCGATGACGTGGTGGATGACCTGGAGCACGGCATCAGCCTGCGCCGCGTCGCGGACATGCTGAACGGACGTTCCATCCCCAGCCCCACCGGCCGGCCGCGCTGGAGCCCGAACACCCTGCGCGAACTGCGCACCCATCACGAAACGCTCCGCAAGTTACCGATGGCTCAGCTTGCCACCGGCGCCCCCGCCACGCCTGACCCGGAGGTTTCAGCCCATGTCTGAACTGCAGCTGGAAGCGGACGGCATGCCACCGATGAACGAGGCCCAGCGCCGCGCCTTTGCGCGCCTGACCCACGCCACCGCGCACGAGGCCATGACCCTGCGCGCGTTGAATGCCCGCATCCGCCGCGAAGGCGTGACCACCGTGGAGGGCGTGCACGCGATCATCGCCGAGATGCTCACCCAGCGCGCCTACCGCCTGGGCACTGCGCCGGACCTGGTGTGCGATGCCTTTGAAGCGGCCAGCGCCGACATGGCGATGGACCTGGCGCTGGTGCACGGGGTGCACGGCCATGCGTGAGTCGCGCAGCCAGCTCATTGCCGAGCACGTGCTGCTGGCCATCAGCCGCAGCGCGCTCACCGAGCGCACCTACGCGCAGACGGTGGCGGACCTGTACCACGAGCGCACCGCGCTGCACGCGCGCAGCGTGACCTTTGCCAGCAGCGCCGACCCGTACGCCGACAGCGAGGCCAACCGGCAGACGGTGAAGCGCATGCTGGACGGCCGCGTGCGCATGGCGGTGGACATCGAGGAGGCGCTGATCCTCGCGCTGCCGCAGCCGTACCGCAGCCACCTGCTGGCGGACCTGAGCCACCGCCTGGGCCTACTGGCCGCGCCGCAGCCGCAACCCACGCCCGCCGGCCAGCAACAGCAGCTGGGCGAACTGCTGCGCCACCTGGGCGACACCGTGAACCGCCTGGCGCCGATGCTGGACGACGGCCGCATGGATGCCGGCGATGCCGCGCACGCCAGCGCCGCGCTGGCCGAACTGGACGCGCTGCAGGCCTACGCCGTGACGCTCAAAAGCAGCATCCACCAGCACGTGCTGGGCGTGGTCGACGGCCAGCCGCTGCGGAGCGTGAAGTGATGCGCGGGCGCAGCTTCAAGGGCATGGCGGCAGCAGCGGATGCCTGTCAGGAACAGCAGGTGCTGGCCGATACCGCCCAGCGCGAAGGGCGCCCGAGACTGGCGGCGGTGTACCGCTGGCGCGCCGCGCGGCGGGCGCTGGTGGCCATGGCGGCGGCGCGCGAAACCTACGGCCTGCCGCGCGGTTCGCTCAATGACGCGATCGCCGCCATCCGCGTCGAGGACTACATGCAATGACCGCCGGACGTTTCGCTGATGGCCTGGTGGTGGATCGCGGTTTCCCGCTCCCCACGGTCCCCACCGCCCACCGCCGGGCCATCAGCGCAGCGTCTGCTGCCCAAACGAAGAACGCCCGGGGCGGCAACCCCGGGCGTTCGGAAGTGCCCACCGCGCTTAGGAGTACGGAAGACATGACCACTGTAACCCAACCCTCGCGCCGCCGCCAACTGGCCGCCGCGCAATGCGCGCTGCTGCGCTGGTACCCCTGCATGCCGCTGCGCCTGATCGACGCGCTGCGCCTGCACCGCCCCGGCTACCCGCTGATCCTCGGCGGCCTGGCCAAGCAGGGGAGGGCGCGCTGATGGAAGCGCCCACCACCCACCCGGCCAGCGACGTGGCCACCACCACGCGCCGCCAGCCCCCCCCCCTTGTACGTGGGTCCGGCCACGCCGGAACGCTGTGCGGCAGCCGCCGAAGCGGTAGCAGCGGCGAAGCGGGCAAAGGCCACCCTGAAATCGGTGGCGGCGGACCTGGGCTGCACGCGCGGCATGCTGCACAAGATGGTGCAGGCGCACGGCACGATGCGCAGCTACGCGGTGACGCTGCGGCGCGAGGGCTCGCGCGAAATGCCGGTGTGCACGGTGATCACGCCCAAGGGCGCGCAGGCCGCTGCGGTGGCCGCGTTCCGGGAGTTTCCCGGCACGTTGAAGAACCTGGAACTGCCCGGCTGGAAGCTGAGCGTGGGCGGCGTGGTGTTCGACCTGCTGATGATCGCGGGCGAAGCCAGCACGCGCGGGAGGCTCGCCTGATGCGCGCCGAGACCCGCCAGCACAACGCCCACGCGGACAGCTTCGCCCAGCGCCTGCGCGCCTCGCGCGAGCACGCCCGGCTGGCGCCGGAGGATCTGGCCACCGCCGCCGGCATTACCCCCAAGCGGCTGGCCTCGCTGGAAATGGGCGGCAGCACGCCGCCGGACGCACGCCAGATCGAAACCATGGCCAAGGCGATGGCCGTGCCGTCGCTGTGGCTGATGGCGGGCGACCTGGCCGGCGAACGGTTCCGGCCGGCCTGGTACACGCCGGGAGCGCGCGCATGAAAAAGCCCATGGACGTCTATTTCCACGGCGAGCGCGAAGGCAACCTGTGGCGCGGCCAGGTAATCGGCCCCAGCGGCGCGCTCAAGGCCCGCACCAGCAACCTGTTCACCGAGCAAGCGCTGGCCGAGCAGGCCGCGCGGCGCCTATGGCACTCGCTGCAGCAACAGCTCCAAGCGGTGGCGTCGTGAGCGCCCGCGTGGAACGCCGCCACGGCGCGCCACCGGCCAGCCCCGTGCTGCCGCTGGGCATCGGTTTTGCCGTGGTGCTGGTCCTGCTGCTGATCGACGCGCTGATCGTGGTCAGCCTGGGCGGTGCGAAATGACGCGCACGACCAAGGCGCGGACCATTCTTCGGCAACTCCGCGCCGGCCCGGCAACATCCACTGAGCTGGCAGCAGCGACCGGCATCGCACGCCATTTCGTGTGCGCGACGTTGAGCAACATGCGTCGCAGCCGGTACGTCTGGCGCAGCGATTACGTCCGCAACGGTGGGCGGCGCGGGCCACGGTTCATGTGGCAAATATCCGGCCTTGGCTTGCGCAAAACGGGCGGTGTCGCATGAAGACCAAGATCATCGCACTCGTCGTGATCGGTTACGTCGCGGCCGTGGCTTGCGGCGGTGGCTGGGCGCCGGTTCTTGCCCTGCTCGTGTTGTTGGCCTTCCTCGGCGCGTTCTACGCCCTGTTCGGGTGGTTGCTCGCCAAGCTCCTGGAATGGATCGACCGCAGCGACATGCCCGCCGACACCACCGGCGAGGACCAGCCATGACCGCCAACCTCATCACCCTGGCCGGCCACGCCGTGGCGCCCGTGACGATGGCGCAGGCGATCGAACACTACCTGCAGCGCAAGCGCCTGCGCGGCGCGGCGATCAACACGCTGGTGGCCTACGGCGGCGACTTGCACGACTTCGCCGAGTTTGCCGCGCTGCAGGGCGTGGAGCTGATCGGCCTGCTGGGCGAACGCCTGGTGGAGCGCTGGCTGGATCGGCTGGGCCACCGCGGGCTTTCCCCGCGCAGCCAGGCGCGCAAGCTGGTGGTGCTGCGCCAACTGGTGGCGCACGCCAACCGCGAGGGCTGGCTGCAGCACGACCCGACCAAAGACAGCGACGTGCGTTTCGTGGCGCTGCCGCAGATCGCGCCGGAGCTGGCCCCGCTGATGGAGCTGCTGGAAACCCTGCCCACGCGCACGCCGATGCAGCTGCGCGACCGCGCCATGATGCGCCTGATGCTGGATGGCGCGCTGCGCGTAAGCGACGCCACCGCGCTGGACCTGCCCGGCCCGGTGTATCGCCCGCGCAACAGCGTGGATCTGGCGCGCGGCGAGCTGTGCATGGTGGGCAAGGGCGGCAAGCCGGCCGTGGTGCCGATCAACGCGCGCAGCGTGGCGTGGCTGGCCGACTGGCTGGCCGTGCGCCATTCGATGGCCGCCGAGCGCGAGCAGGCCATGTTCGTGAGCAACCGCGGCACCCGCATCACCCGCCAGCAGGCCTACAACCGCATCCGCACCCTGGGCGCCGCCGCCGGCATCGCCCACCTCAACCCGCAACTGCTGCGCCACCGCCGCGTGGGCGACGTGGTGGAAACCCTCGGCCTGGAAGCCGGCCAGCACCTGGCCCGCCACGCCAAGAAATCCACCACCGCCAACGTCTACGGCGCCCAAGCCGCCGCCGTGGTGCGCCACGTGCTGCGCGAACACGCGGATCTGGATGCGGTGAGGAGGGTGGGATGAACCACGATCTGCACATCCTGCAACACAGCTTGGGCGTCGACCAGTTCGGCCAGGGCGAGCGTTACCGCAACCACTTTGTCACCGGGCCGGGTTCGAAAGATTACGACCAGTGCGTCGATCTGGTGATCCGAGGGCTGATGACGCGCCGTGCCGGCAACGCAGTGACGGGCGGCGACGACCTTTTTCTGGTGACGCCGGCAGGCGTCGCATACATGGAGCAGCACAGCCCGAAACCGCCGCAGCTCACCCGGTCGGCGAAGCGCTATCGAGACTTCCTCGCCGCGGACGCTGGCACAGAGTTCGGTGAGTGGCTCAAGCGCCACCATGGCAAGTTGGCATGAACGCGCCCACCACCTTCCGCCCGCTCGCCGAGCGCCAACCCGATGGCCGCATCGCCGTCTACGTGGGCGCCGGCTACAACTTCCTGCCGCGCGAAAAGGCGCTGGTGCTGTTCCAGCAGTTGGCCACGGCGCTGCGCATCCCCTACAGCGAGGGCGTGGCGCGCTACGCGGCGCGGATGCTGGCCGCGGCACACACCGACATCGACCTCGACGAGCTGGAGGCCGAGGAACTGGCGTTGGAATGTGGCCTGCTGGAGCCATACGACGCGCCGGCCGGCGGTTGCGGCGAAAGCTGCCGCTGCGACGCGGGCGACAAGTGCCTGCGGCTGTCGCCGCTGGCCCGCGAGCTGGTGCAACTGATCGACGCCGATCCCGAACCCGTGCGCGAGGTGGGCCGATGACGCCACGCATGCGCACCAAGAACCGCGACGCGCTGGTCGAGAAGATGCTGCGTTTCGCCTTCTGGCTGAGCGACCGACACGTGATGCCGTCCGTCGACGACGTGTGCGATCGCTTCCCGGTATCCAAACCCACCGCTTATCGCTGGCTCGCCGCGGCGCGAACCATCAGAGGAGTGCACCTGCCCATGAAACAGCGCCAGATCACCCACCCCCGCGGCACCTTCGCCGCCTGCGCCACCTGCAAGGTCGAACCGCGCCACTACATGGCCAGCGGCAGCACCCAGCGCGAGGGCGTGCAGTTCGCCGTGATCGCCGATCGCCACCAGCTCGAGTGCCCGTGCCGCCGCTGCACCGGCTGGCGCGCCAGCCTGGTCGACGCCGTGCGCGCCTGGGGCGAGCTGGGCGAAACCCTGCCGCTGCCGCTGGCCCCGCGCCGCGACAACGTGCGGCCGATGCGCGCGGCGAAGGGGAGGGCGCAGCGATGAATACGCACGCACCTGCCAGCCGAAACCTCGACAAGGAACTGCTCGAAAACATACGGCAATTCGCTGTCAGCGGGACGCTGGATTACACGTACCCCACGCCGCGCGAGCGCATCGCCACCGCCGCCCTGCAGGGCCTGCTCGCCGCCAACCCGGCCACCACCCAAAGCACCAGCAACGCCGACATCTACGCCACGCGCGCCGTGCGCTACGCCGACGCGCTGCTGGCCGCGCTCAACCAGTCCACCGAGGAGGCCCTCCATGCTCGCGCCCGCTGAAATGTTCGTGCCGCCGGCGATCATGGACAGCGTCGCCGGCAAGGCCGCCAAGCGCAACGTGCTGCGCCTGGCCAACCGCTACGGCGCCACCAGCGGCAGCTACCGCTGCACCGCCTGCGGATCGCGCTGCAGCGTGCAGGTGGAGTACGACGAGGCCGGCGCCATCGTGCACAGCAAGGGCCAGTGCCGCACGCCCAGCTGCATCGCGTGGGAGGAGTGAACATGTCCAATCTCAGCCCCCAGCATGAGGCCATCCTCGCCGAGCTGCGCCGCGGCCCGGCTACCACCATGCACCTGATCCGTCGCTGCGGCGTGATCTGCGTGAGCGCCCGCATGCACGAGCTGAAAACCGACCACGGCTACGCCATCGGCATGCAGATGGTCAAGGTGCGCGACCGCCGCCGGCACATCGTGCGCGTGGCCGAGTACCGCCTGATCCACCACCGCCGCGCCGGCAAGCGCGCCCCTACCGCTTAGGAACCCACCATGCACAAACGCACCCCGCTATCCCGTCTGGTCGCCATGGCGTTGTCGCGGATGAGCAACGCCGTGCACCTGCCGCGCCCACCCGCCGAACAAGCCCACACCGCCACCGGCCGGCGCGACCGGCGCGGCAAGGGCAGGGGCCGCACCGACGCCCGCAAGCCGTTCCAGCACGTGCGCACCGCGCGGCCGCCGGCCGGCAAGACCGCGCGCCGCCGGCGCCGCGCTGCCAACCTGCGGAGGGGCTGAGCCATGCGGATCAACGTCTACAGCCAGGAACTTACCGACGAAGTGATCGAGGTGTCGAAAGTATCGAACACCGGCATCGTATACACCGCCGCGCAGCTGGTGCTGCACTCCTCGCCGATGCTCCACCACCCGCCCGAAGATGACGACCGCTCCGCGGTGACGTTCTGGCTGCCGAAATCGACGCAGCGCCGCTGGCAGATGGCGGTGGCGTTCGAGCGCATCGCCGAGATTTTCCGCAATGCGCCTGCTGAAACAGGGCTCGACTGAAATGCCGTCCGCACTGTTCTACCTCGCCTTGAGCCAGTCCAAGCGATTCCCGTATCTGTCGGCCCGCATCACCGCCAACCGCCCATCACTTCGGCCCGACGAGGTGTTGCTGGAGCTCAGCGTGGATGTGCCGGCGGCGATGTTCGCCAGGCCGCACCTTCGCGCCACCGTCAAGGTGCATGGCGACACGCCGGCGCCCGTCATCACCACAGAAATACAGGACGGCATCGCGGCTGCGGTGCAGGCGCAACTGGGTTTGCGCGTGCACGTCACAGCCGAGCCGGAAATGGAGGCCTGAGCCATGTTCTTCCGCAACCTCACCCTGTTCCGATTCTCGCCCGCCGTGGCCGACGACCTTTGGGGCCTGCATGACGAGCTGGCCGACCACCGCCTGCGCCCCTGCGGCCCGCTGGAGCTGTTCACCCGCGGCTTCGTGCCGCCGGTGGGCCGCACTGACGGCTGGGGCAACATCACCCTCACCGAAAACGGCTGCACGCTGGCCACGCTTGGCTGCGAAGACAAGCTGCTGCCGCCCGCCGTGGTCACCGCCGCCCTGCAGCGCAAGGTGCAGGAAATCAGCGACAAGGAAGGCCGCACGGTCGGCGGGCGCGAGCGCAAGCGCATCCGCGAGGATCTGCTGAACGAGCTGCTGCCGCGCGCCTTCGTGCGCAGCTCGCGCACTGCCGCCTATGCCGACATCACCAACGGCTGGCTGGTGATCGACACCGCCAGCCGCAAGCAGGTCGACACCGTGCTCACCTGCTGGCGCGAGGCGCTGGGCAGCTTCCCCGCCGTGCCGCCGGCACCGGAGGAAGGCCCGCGCGTACTGCTGACCGACTGGCTGGCCACCGGCCGCCTGCCGGCCGGCTTCGCCCTGGGCGACGAGTG